CAGCAATATTGTTTTTGACTTCACGACCTCAAACGGCAGTGAATTGACTGTCACTGTTGAGGACTCACGAGGTTTGAAGACAACACGAAAAATTCAGCTTTCGTTCCTTCAGTTCGCAATGCCTTCGCTTACGCTGACCGCCGAGCGTGGCATCTATGATGCCGTATACAAGACGTGGAAGAGCGATGCTAACCATGGAACCTATGCAAAGTGCACGCTTGGTGGCTCGACCGATTCACATCTTGACATTGACGCATCCAAGTCAGTCATCAAGATAAACAATACCAGTACAAGCATTTCCTCTTTTGGAGACATGTATTTAGGGGGAGGAAACCTCCTCTATACGAGTGGCTATCACATTGAAGCCACTCTTTTTGATGCGCTAGGACAGAGTGCCACGGCTGTCGCTGACATAGCGTCAGGCTCTCGAATCATGACAATCATCAATGATGAGGGCATTGCATTCGGTGGTATGGCTGAAAAGGGAAAATTCAAGATTTACGATAATCTTGAGTTCAATGGATGCATTTTTCCGGTCGGATATATCTACATGAGCATGGTTGAAGTGAACCCTGCAAAGTGGTTCGGCGGAACGTGGGAAAGGCTGAAAGGACGTTTTTTGATTGGCGCAGGAGCAGTTACAGACACAAACTCTAATACAAGATTTGGCTCAATCGGTGCAGAAGAACCAGACTTCTCAAGTGGAGAAACGGGCGGTCAGTACTTCCACAAATTAAACAAAGATGAAATGCCAGAGCATTCACACACTGGAAATTATTACAATGGTCAAAATATGTCACCTAACGATGGAGGAAGTAACCCTGACAGTGGATATCATTACAACTGGGAAAATGGAGGAAGCAATTCACAAAATGGATTTATGTTTGTAGCTAGCACAGGTGGAAATCAGCCACATAACAACATGCCACCTTACTTAGCTGTCTACATGTGGCAGAGGACGGCATAAAAATGCAATTTTATTATTACAGAAAGGAGCGATTTAATGGCTAACTTTAAAATCATGAGAAACGGGCTGAACACTGAAAATTGTGGGCGACCCGCACATCGGACAGTCGTCCGAGGACGTCACTGTGGAAGTCACTGATGACGGCACTTATCAGGAATACGATAAGAAGCTCTATTATTCGTATGGTTACAGGAATCAGATATATCGTGCAATTGCTGACGAGAATTCAAGCGATGAGTTCGTCATTCCGATGACGGCATTTCTTGAGCCGGGAATCGTCAAACTGTCTCTCGAACTGTCAAACGGTACGAACAAGCCTACATGCAATGCCTGCTTCATCAGTGTTACAGAGGGAGCAAAGTCAGTTGCCGCTTCGGACATTCTTCCAGATGATGCTACATGGGAGCAGTACGTAGCATCATATGTCAAGTCCCATGCCGATACATTGAAAGGCGAAAAAGGTGATAAAGGAGACACAGGTGAAAAGGGAGAGGACGCAGTTAGTATCAGCAGTATTGAAAAGAAGTCAACAAGTGGGCTTACCGATACATATGAAATCACGCTTACTGATGGTAGCAAGAAAGCCTTTAATGTAAGCAACGGAAAAGGCATTAAATCAATCGCAAAGACTTCAACAAGTGGATTGACTGATACATATACTATTACATACAACGATGGAACAACTTCAAAATTTACAGTGAAGAACGGCGAGAAAGGAGATGCGGGAGCAAGCGTCACGGTAGATGCGGAATTATCCAGCACTAGCACGAACCCTGTACAAAATAAGGTTATTAAAGCGGAGCTAGATAAAAAAGCATACGCTACCGATTTAGGAGTTAAAAAGGTAATTCATACAGCTAGTGATACTAATGTGACTATAAATAGTGGCGAGTATCATGTGTTTCCTACTATGAGCAGTTTAACAATCACACCTGGCAATGTTGGAACTGATAAGATGTTTATCTGCGGTTTTGAGTTTACGAGCGGTTCGACTCCTACCGTTTTAACTTTAACAGGATGCACATTATCTAACAGTGATGATGTCACTGCAGGCACATATGAGGTAAACATACTGGGTAATAGTGCCATTGTGAGGTTGAGATGATATGGATTTAATGGAACATAGAAGATTATTAAATAGCAAAGGAAGTGATAACGTGAAGGAATGGTCACTTTTAACAAGTGGTAATTTTGATTTGTCCACAAGGCAATTAGGATTTCATCTTGCAACCTATGATGCAAAGGAATTCATGTTCGTTGCAAAGGTTCCCAAAACAACATCTGCAACAACTATATATGTGCAAAGCGGAACAGGAAATATATTCAGCAAATCAAATAACAATTATGCGTTTAATTTAATTGTCCATGCATGGATGGTTAATGGAAATATGTATGGTTCGGTTGGTGCGGTTGATGGGTGGACACCCAACATCTCATCATCTGTCATGATGATGTCACCAAGAAATTCTGATGCAACTTATGCTGATTATTTCCAACTATATAACGGAACTCTGCTTGAAAGTGGAAATGATATCACATATGAACTTTATGGAAGGAAATAAATGAATGAGCAAGATAGAAGAGTATTTTGTCTAAAATCCAGTCTGCTATCTATGGTAAAGATGTCAGACAGTCTATTCATGATGCGATTGCACAGTGTTATTCGGATGTATCAAATCCAACCCTGTCAAGCGATGCAATGAAGACAACTGTTAATACAAGAATTCAGGAACTGCTTGATAATGGTACACTATCAAACATGACCATTGCAGATGGATCAATTGAAACTGTTAAAATAGCAGATAAAGCAATAACAGAAGATAAGCTGACATCGGAAATTGTAGAAAGTTTGCATTCTGCAGGTTATGTTCTTGGTGCAGATGGTAAAAAGTACGCAGTTTCTGTTGATGCTAACGGAGCGTTGTGCGAAACAAATTACGGATTATCTAACAACACTGTAGTCATTCACAAAGTGATTGCAAAGAACGAACAGAGGTCAATCTCTTTTAACGTTTACAGGATGAAATAGAGGTGATTATATGCTTTACAAATTGGAAAACGGCTCACTCACAAGAGCACCAAAATATATTATTGATAACGGCACTACCTATATCAATAATGCCGATAAATTACGTGAAAAAGGATATAAGGAATTAGTGCATGATACTAATTTAGTTGATGGGTCATACATTGTAAGCACTACTTACACAGAGGATGCTAACAATATTTATGAGCATTATGAATGGGCAAAGTATGAGGAAACCGAATCTGTACAGGAGCCTACAATTGAGGAAAGAGTAAGTGCGATTGAGGAAATGATGCTTGCGGAAATGGGAGGTGAAGAAGCATGAGTGCAAAGAAGAGATTTCTGACATTACAGTACAGGATGAAGAGAATCACGGCACATGACGTGGCAAACATGATTAAAATTGGAAGCATCACTAAAGAGGACATTCCTGATGCGTTAAAAGATGAAGTGAAGAAACTGATGAATGAATAAGCCACGTTGTGGTGGTACACACACCAACATTACAATTAAAAAGGAGGAAAAAATATGATTTTAAAAGCACAGCTTATGGTTATGGACCCTACCGAGGAAAAGGTGGCGGTCAAGTACGTAACGAACGATAATTTACAGTATGCCTTCAACGGCATGCCCGGAGCACTTCTTACCGTGCTCATGCCGAGAGTACTCAACTCGGAAGTAGTCAAGACGGAATCAAAAGGCGACTACATTTCAATCTCAATCAAGGAGCCTGCATCAGCAACAACTACGTCTGGTTCATAATAAATAATATTAATTAAGTTTAAAAATAAATAAGGAGGAAAATTACCATGGAAAAACTTTTTGAAAAAATCAAGGTCAATGAAAGATTAAAGAATCCAGTGTTCTGGGTACAGGTAATCGGTGCGGGAATTTTAGCCGCACTTGGTTATAACTCTCTTGAACCACAGTCTATTACAACATGGGGTTCATTATGGAATCTCATCAAGGGTGTATTTGCCAATCCATATTTACTCGCCATTGTCATTTGGAACGTATGGTCAGCATACAATAATCCAAAGACAAGAGGACTCACTGACAAAGGAGACCCTATTAATTCCTAATGAAAACCGAAATTATGATGATTCTTTTTAGTACGATACTTTCATTCGTATCTGCTGTCTTTGTGTTCAAGACTCAGAGAAAGATTGAACGTAAGGAAAAGGAAAAGGAATCAAAATTAAAGGAAGAAAAGGAATCAAAGGAAAAATGTGATAAAGATGCAAAGAATCTCAATACATTGTGTCTTTCAATGTCAAGAATGATGCTACTGG